ATAAGTATCGCTGAAGAGGGTATTGCTCAAGCAGAAACAGGATTGATGTCTAGACCTATACCACAAGAAGGAGAAGAATAATGAGTTTGTTAGCGTTTGCAGGAGGAGCAGCAAAAGAGGGAAGTAGGTTAATTAAAGAGGATAAAGATTACAGACAATCTTTAGTATCAAAAGGCGTAGCGGTAACCCTTCCTTTGGTGTTAGCAGAACGTAAAAAAAATAAAGAAAAAGAACAAAGGTATGTTGAATACAATAATCAATTAAAAAATTTAGGTCTTACACCTGCTATATCTAGATCTATAATGGAAAGTGGAGAAGAGTTTACAAAAGACTACATTAAACAAACACAAGAATATTTATTAACTGAAGGCACAAAAATAGAATCACTAAAGGATCTTGTAGATGCAGGTATAATTTCAGAAGAACAAGCTGTAGAGAAAAAAGTTTCTAGACCTTTTGATAAATGGTTTAAGGAAAGTATTGTTGGTTTAGCAAAAGGAAAAGGAAATAGCACTGATTTTACAGAGTTAGAAAGAGAGCAAGCTAGACATTTTGGTACACTAAACCCAGATTTATTAAAGAACAGTATTTATGAAAATGTTGGTGCAATACTAGGAGACACAAACATAGATAATATACGAGCAAGTATTGAAGCAGATAGAGAAAGAGTACAATCAGAAAATAGATTTAATGTTTTATTACCTGAGAATCTTAAATTACAAGCGCAAGGAGTAGCTGATCGATCTGCTCTTAAAACGGCTAAATATTTAAGCAAGCCAATCACTTTTATTGTTAATGGGAAACCAAGGACATTTCCTAATTATCAGGCTGCCGAAGCAGAGATAGGTCTTGAAGCTAGTTTAAGTACAATTGCTTATAACAACGCAAGGGCTGTTGCAGAGACACAACCAGAGTTAGGTCAAAAAGAACTTTTAAAAAAATTAAATCAAAGTTATTCCCTTCATCAAAATACTGTTACTGCTATAGTAGGATTAAGATACACAATCCCAGACGGTGGAGGTCCAGCGCAACTAGCTGGATTTGCACAACAAGAAGGTTCGGATGATAATCAACGATTGACATCTGTTATACAAGCTGTAACCACTCAGTTTTTTGGAGACTATGCTGACGCAGGAAGGGCATGGTCATCCCAAAATCAAAAGGACTCTATTAATGGGCTAGGTGAGATTATGAAAAGTTTAAATAACCAACAAAGAATCGTTGGATCAATGGCTGCAGCAGCGGCTGCTTATGATCAGGCAGAAGGTGGAGAAAATTATAAAAATGTTTTGCTTAATAGTATAGGAAATACATCTCTTAAAAACATCTTTAAAAACACTTATCAAGAAAACCGTGGACCTAATACAGGCGGTGCTTCTGGACTTGGACCAGTTGGATATGGATCAGTAGAGGAAGTATCTCCAAAGGGTCTTAACTTCTTAGGTGAAATAGGAAGGTATTCAAAAACAGGACAAAGAAGCAGTTCAGTTAATATTAGAAATGCTTTTGAAGCAAATTTTGATAAAGACATTAAACCTAAATTACTTGTCTTAATAAAAAATAGTCAATTAGACTCTGATCTTAAACGAAAATATACTAATCTTATAAATGGGAATGACGCCGCATCGAAGGTATATGAATCAAGATCTTTTGCTATAGATGTTTTAGGCACTGGGACTAAATCTTTAAGTCAAGTCTTTTCTGGAAAAAATAAAATAGATTCAGATTTAGTAAAAAAGGTACAGGGAGCTTTTGAGTAATTAATCATGGTATCGTACGTAACTCTTCCTGATGAAAAAATTAATAAAGAAAATTTAATTAAGAATAAAGACTTTATGAGGCACACTCGTGATTTTTTACTAAAAAGAAATAATCAAGCCTTTGATACAAATGAAGAAACTTTTAATGCTTTTTTAGATCATATGCGTAAATCTGAAGTAGGAGATGTAACCCCTTTTGGTAATTGGCAATATGCTTCAGATGCTAATCCAAAGGAAAGAGCAGAATATGGAGCCTTACAAAATGTATTTGACAGGTACAATGGCAGTGAAGATTTTCTTAGTTTAGAAACTTTAGACAAGATAACAGATTATGTTATTCCTGCATTAGATCCTACGGAGAGTCCCTCTACTATAGCAGGGGTGTTTACAGGAGGGTCAGGTAAAGTAGCAGCTATGCTTGCTTCACAAGGAGTTAAGATAGGATTAAAAAAATTTATTGGGTTAGCATTAAGAGATTCGTTAAAGACAGTAGCTGTTGAAGGTTCTACAGGTGCTCTTGTTGGAGCAACTAAAGGAGAAACAAGAAGACTTCTTGGTGATACTGAGAGCAATTGGAAAACAGGTGCTTTAAAAGAAGGAACTATTCGAGGAGCAGGAGCACTTGTAACAGGGGGTGCTTTAGGATTTTATGCTGCAAAAAAAGGTGCTCGACTTGGAGAAAGTGTTTTAGCAAAAGGTCAAGAAGCTGAAAAGGTACTTGCCGCAGAAGCAAAAAAACAAACAGAACAAGTACTAAAAAGTAAAAAAGCAAAGACACAACAAGATCCACACGCTTATATAAAAGGAGAAACTGATGCTGTCACAGACACTGAAGTAAAGTTTTTTGCTGATAAATTAAAATCTCTTGATGAAGATCTCGTATCCGCAGGAATAGATATTAAAAAAACTTTAGGAGCAGATACTTTAGATGAGGCACTTGTAGCAGGATTATCAAGAGAAACAGTGCAATCAGTTGTAGCTGCAGGAGTTGAAATTGGAAAACTTGTAGGATGGAAAAGCACAGATTCAAAAGAAAGAATTACTGAGAGAGTGGCAAGAGCTTTGTCAGAAGGAGAAGTAATTGACGCATCAGGTAATAAAGTAGAATTTTCTATAGATGTATTAGATGGGTTAGCAGAGAGATTTAATTTAACAAGAGAAGATTTAGGTTCTCTTTGGGCTGCAGAAATATCCGAAGCAGCTAGAACTTTAAGGTCGGCTAGAACAATTAAAGATATAGGAGAGTCTCCTTTCACTAAGGTAAAAGAAGGTGTTGCAGATTTGCCTATAAATGAAGCATCAAAAATGAAGAGGGATGAAATAAATACTCTTATAAAATTTGTTAATGATAGATTTGGTACTCCAGCAACTGCTGAAATGGCAGATAAAATTTTCCGTGTATCAGAGATGGGTAATACTGCTAGGAAATTTTTTAATACACAAATAGGAGGAACTCTTTTAGGATTAAATAAATTAAGATTAGGTCTTATGACTTCTAAATTAACCACTACAATCAGAAACGCTGCTAACGTAGGACTTAGATTACCTATGCATATGATTGAATATGTTGGTACAGGTGGAAGCATAGTTGATGCAGCTAGAATACCTTTTGATCTTTTGTTTGACAAAACAGAAAGTGAAATTTTAGCTACTGTATTTGAGAGAGCAAACCCAAAGCAATTTAAACAAATATTTAGAGATGCTATGGACATAGAAGCAAGTGCAGGTTTAGGATTTGTAGGAGGTAAACTTACTAGTTTAGGAAGAAAGGTTAATGCTCATAATACTTTTGTAGATAACACGGTGAAAAAAGCAGTCTTATTAGGCGAGTTTAGAAAAATAGCAAGATCTCAAGGACAAGATTTATTTGAAGATGTAATAGCTAAAGGACAATTTAAAAGTTTTCTAAATAAAAATCGTAAACTTGTTGAAGAAAGTATGTCAGATACTTTGTCTCTAGTATACCAAAAAGGATATAAGAAAGGAAGTATAGGCGGTAGGTTTATAGAACTTTTTTCTCAATCTAAATTCTCTTTACTTACTAGTATTGTGATACCATTTCCTAGATATCTAGCAAACCAAACAGAGTTTATTTATAAACATACCCCAGTGATTGCAGCGATTGCTCCTTTAACAAAAAAATTTGTATTTCAAACAGGTAGAAAAACTTATACAAAAGGTAAAAAAGCAGGACAACTTACTGAAGAGGCTAAAGCTTTTAACAGAGATTTTAGAAAAAGAATGTCTGAACAGGTAAGTGGTTTAGGACTAATGTATACTGCCATGCAATTTAAAATTGGTCAAGGGCCAGACATGGCTTGGAATGAATTTAAAAATAAAGATGGTCAAGTGTATGACTTAACTGCTTTACTTGGTCCATTCGCTGCTATGTTTTTTGCTGTTGATTTATGGTATAGATTTAATGAAGGTAACATAAAATTACCTATTGTCCCTAATCTTGCTAAGAATAATGATGTTAAACTTAGTAGGCCTTCTTCAGCAAAAGATGTAATACGTTCAGGCATACAAGCTTTTACAGGCATACAAGCTAGAACAGGTACAGGATTATATTTCTTAGATTCTTTAGTAGATAGTGTTTTAACTGACAAAAAGAGTTTAGTTAGCACAGACGAGGGAGTTGCCAACCCTGCTTTTGAAAGAATACTGACAAAGGTAGCGGCAGATTGGGTAAATACTTTTACTATTCCTGTAGGAATGTTCACAGAACTTCAATCTACATTTGATCCTGAAGGTCGTAAAATAATGGACAATGATAGAATAGATTTAAATCAGTATTTTTGGAATTATGCACTCAGATCATTGCCTAACACAGAAGCATTAAGAAACACTGGTAAATTTCTTATGCCTGAAGGTTCTCAAGTTTATGGTGCTTATACAAATGAAAAAGAATTTGACTCAGGATTTTCAGATTTTATAGAGGGCTTACGAGGTAAACAAGTAGAGCAGCGATTTCCTATTGGAAAAACCAGAACTAGAGTAACTCCTTTTGTTAGAGAATTAACAGGAGTAAGCCCAAAGTATGATTTTATGGGAAAACCTATGATAGAAAGAGAAGCTACCCGACTAGGTTTGTCTAGAAATTTACTTACTCCTAGAGATAAAATACCAGAAATAGAAAGATTTAAAAAAGAACATATGGCTAATGAAGAATTTAAAATTTTGGGTTTAATAAATTCTAATAGGTATCAAAATAATACTGTTGAAAATCAAAAGATACAATTAACCAATGCCTTAAAGAGTGCAAAAAAACAAGCTAATAAAAGAGGCATGTTAGGATTAAGCACAGAGCTACAACAACTTAAAAATAAGGAAAGGTTTTATGCTTTACCTGAAGAATTGAGAACATCTACATTAAAAGAATTGAAACGATTAGGCAAAGATGAAAATGATTTTATAAGTGCTTTAAGCATAGCTAAACAATTACAAAAAGCTTATGATGTCTATAAATGAATTTATAAAAATGTTTGAGACTGTAGGCATACCCGTGCTTACAGCAGCTTCTGCAGGATATGCTTTATGGTGGTTAATCAGATGGATAACAGGAAACTTTAAACAAGAACTTAATGATGAACATCAGGAAATAGTTAGAACTATTGACCACTTAAAACAAGAACTTGACGAGGAGACTCGTGACACAAGAGTACAAATTGGAAAGACATTAGATGAAGTACGTTTAATGGTAGTTCGTTTAATAGACAGAGTACGTGTTCTTGAGATTAATTTTATTGAGCATGATGAAACTGTACGTGCAGTGCATGGATTAAATAGAGCACTTCGTAAAAAAACTCGTCACGAGACTGTAGACGAGCTTAATGAACAGATAAAAGATGCAGGTAAAACTAATGGCGACTAGAAAAAAGTCAACAGGCATGAAAGGCTTAACCATAAAGGGTGGTCATAAACTTCCTACCAAAGCTGGTGCAGGTATGACTGCCAAAGGTGTAGCTAAGTATCGTAAACAAAACCCCGGCAGTAAACTTAAAACTGCTGTTACAGAGGGTAAGCCTCGCACCAAAGAGAGAGCAGCTAGACGTAAAAGTTTTTGCGCTAGATCTGCTGGACAAATGAAAAAGTTTCCAAAAGCTGCAAAGAATCCTAACAGCCGATTGAGACAAGCACGTAGAAGATGGAGGTGTTAAATGTCTAAAACAAAAAAGAAACCAGCTAAAAAATCAGGAGCAAAACCTACTAATCCTAAACTATATGCCAGAGTTAAAGCTGAAGCAAAAAGAAAATTTGATGTATATCCTTCAGCTTACGCAAACGCATGGTTAGTTAGGACGTATAAGAAACGTGGCGGTGGGTATAGGAGTGCATAATGGCTAAACCTACTGGTGGACTTACAGCATGGTTTGGTAAAGGCCCGAAGGGTGATTGGGTAGATATTGGCGCTCCCAAGAAAAAAGGTAAGTTTCAATCTTGCGGTAGAAAATCTGCTAAATCAAGTAAGAGAAAATACCCGAAATGTGTGCCTAGAGCTAAAGCTAATAGAATGACTAAGTCTCAGATAACAAGTGCTGTGAAAAGAAAAAGAGCAGCAGGTAATCCCGGTGGTAAACCTAGAAATGTTCCTACATTTCCGAGAAAAAAGAATGGCTCTACGAAAAAGAAAAGATCCTAAAGTAGGTACAGGCAAAAAGCCAAAGGGCAGTGGACGTAGATTGTACACTGACGAAAACCCTAAAGATACTGTATCTATAAAATACGCTACAGTTGCTGATGCTCGTGCTACTATAGCAAAAGTAAAACGTATTAAGAAGCCTTACGCTCGAAAGATACAAATACTGACTGTGCTTGAACAAAGAAGTAAGTTTGGTGGTAAACCACAGCAAGCTGCTTTAGCAAAGAAAGCTAAAGAAACTTTAAAAAAACAAAGAAAAAGTTAGTAACAATAGTAAAAAGTACACAACGTAGAAATGACACAATAAAGTTTTATATCTACTAAACTTTTTTAGAGGGCTAATGCCCTCCTTTTTTTTGATCCACTCTTTTGCATCCTTTTCAATTTGCATTTATTTTTTCCAAGTTTTTAAAATAAGCTTGATTAAATCCTCTCTCCCACTCTCTGTAAAAAGCTGTATTAGGTCTAAATGGATTATTAAGCTTACCTCTATAGAACGCTTGACGACCTATTTCTACCTGAATACTCAAAGGAGGTTGCCTCTCCCTTGCTTTCTTTTTCGCTTTCATTTTAATGTCCTCGCATCTAGACTATATCCACCACCTCACAACTGTCGGCAGTGCAAGCAAGCTCTTGTGAACCTGATGTTAAATCTTCTTTTTCATAATTACTAAGAGCTAACCAATTTACGTCAGTGGGCATCCTCTCTAAAAGTTCTTCATACTGTTGTTTATCGCAATCCTGATAAGGAGCTTGCTTGTAAGTATGTTCGCTCATTGGAAGAAAACTTATACCTGACATATCTTCAAAATTATCGTAAACAAAACTACCTACTTTTAACCATTCATTTTCTTTTACACTTACTGTAATAGAGGGTTTGTGCTCACACCAATAATTAGCGTACAACTTCCACAATCTTAAATGGTCAATAGCAGATACTTCTTTTCTTGTAATTGCTCCAGAGGGAGACTTCATAGGAAAAGAAAATACAGTCATAGAGTCAGGCTTTTCTAATGCATCTTCATATGGAAAACCTTGATCAATAAGAAACTGAGTTAGTGGATCTTTTTTATCTGCTCTGATTGTCCTAATGTAGTATTCATTATGTCGAGGGTGTATTCCACTAGAAGCATTTACAAGTTGACTCACTGTGCCACTTGGCTTAACACAAGTTATTGCAGCGCTGGGTTCTATACTTAACAGGTTAGCCCACTCTTTATTTGTAGCTACAGCTACCTCTCTCAGTCTAGTAAGCAATGGTCCCAGCTCTTCTTCACACAAGTTAGATAATAACTTATTGTCCATAATACCAGTTAAGGACACTCCTAATAGTCTTTCTTCTTCTGTATTGTGTGTCCATTGGCGACTAATACCTTTAAACTCTGTGAAGCAAGATTGAATAGTTCCAAGAATAGTAGCTAAAACTACTTTTCTTTCAAGAGTTTCTTCAGTATCTTCTTCTCGTACTACAACCTCTGATAGATTACAAAACTGCTTTGGTCTAAGAATAATTTCACTGCATGGATTAGTGCCATACTGTATATTTTCTTCTCTACGACCATACCTAGCAGCTTGTTTCTGTGCAGCTTGACGATTAAATATACCTCGTTCACCTGACTTGCTTTCATAGAGAGCAGTCCATTCTCTTAGGAATGATCCCATGTCTGCTGATCCATCAGTGTAGCATACTGAGTTATTAGCTAGAGCACGGTGAGGTTCTGTCTCCCACCATGATCCAGATTTAGCATGTCGCATCCGATCATCAGATAAATTAGACAGACTGATTAGAGCAGACCTACGAACTCCACCAACTACTACTACATCAGCTATCTTGCACATAAGGTCGTGACATTCTACGCTAGTTAATTTTCTACCTGCTGATTTGACAAACAGGTTTACTGTAAAAGAAAATAAATTGTCTAAGGGAGCAGGTCCACTAGCTCTGCCTCCAAACACTTTTAATCTTGACCCTGCTGGCCTCACACGAGACATATCCCACTGAGGAATCATGCCAGCGTAAAGTAAATTTATAAGCTCCTTAAAAGCTTTGTACCAACCTTCTTTACTATCTTGTACTATAATCGTTGTCTCACTGTTTTCAAACTCGTCAGCTATTTTAGGTAGCTGAGAAATAAACTGACGTTCTACAGAGAAGCCTACTCCTGTTCCATGCATGAGAATATATAAGCATTCATCGAAAGCTCTAGGACTAGACACAGGTAGATAGGAACAATTGTACGCTGCAATGTGGTTACGAGCAAGCGCAGGGCCAGCAGTCATCATAGCTCTCATAGAAGGCATAACATTAAGTGTAACTATAGAGGAGTATAAATCACTAAATGTTTCTTTCGGAAGATCAAAAGAATATTTATTTTTTAAGTATTCGGTGTAAAAATTTAACAAACGAGTAACTGTTTCCTGCCAAGTCTCTCTTCTTTGCTCCTCTTCATTCCATCTGGCGTAGCGAGACATAGCTATAATATTTTGATAATCACTCATTTGGTTACTCATTCAGTCCTCCTTCCAGTGCATTTAACATTTATATTTATAATACTGACTCCCTCAATATAGCTTATTGAATCTTCAATCATGTCATGTAACTCTTCTGTCGGATTATTATCGACAGGCATAATAAACTCCTCTGCATCTATATTTAATAGAATATTTACTTTTGCCCTCATGTCATACTTTCTATTAACCTATTCAAATACCATGAAGCTTTCCTTAAATCTTCTATTTTATTTTTGTAGTTTTCTCTCCATGTATATTTTAACACATTACCTTTTACGTAACCCTTAAATTCTTCTTCTGTAAGTGCAGCCTCTATCGCTGTGATACATTCAATACCATGCTTATTGTAGTGAGGTGGATTGTTTACCATATCTATTTTTTTAGACTTCATTAAGCACTTCCCTTAGTATCTGTATCAAACATGAGCATACTTTCCATATCTATACTATCTTCCGTTAGAGGGGATAGCATATGCTTTGATGCATAAGTCTCAATAACATTTCGTATAAAAGCATTCTCCTCCATAGCAGGGATAGATGCTGCCGCACAATTACATAAAGCTACCATGCTTTCATATTCAAATGAATTTAAAGTTGTTTCCTCTAAGTTTGTCACTATGGATACCTGCACTTCACCTGTCCACTCTTCACTTTCTTTTACAGGGCGAACCACTATAACGAAATCATCTGAAGCTAAAAAATTATGTAGATTCTGCATGAAATTTTTCCTCAATCATTATTAAGTTATTTTCTATAGGCACTTGAACTATTTTAGAAGGCATCTGTATTAGCTTTTCTTGTAACCACATTTTAGGAACAACCCGATCACAGAATAATATATTATTTTTCTCGCACCAATCTCCGTAACTAGTCTTAGAACCCTTGCGTATTTTCTTTCTGCTATTTTCAAAAACAAATCTTATGTCTAAATTTTCATGTTGTCTTTTTATTTCAACATGCTTGCGTCTGTCTGCTGTGTCCCAGAAACCTTTAACCTCTAATATGATTCCGTTATCAAGTATAAAGTCTGGCGTGTAAGATCTTACAGAAAAGTCTACCCATTGAATTTTCATAGCTTCATATCTTATCTTGTTTCTAGCATGTCTAATTTGCTTTGACACTAAATGCTCAAGACCAGAACGATATCCATTTACCTCTATTTTTTTATGTCTTCTTTTTGTAGACATTATACTTCTAAAAGTTTAGCATGTTGTACTGGCACATGAAAAAACTTTTCTCCTTTTCTTATATACCGATTAGGTACTTCCTTTATCGTAGCTACATTAGCTAATATATCCGCATCTATTTCCCAAGCTTGTTTACAGTCAGATCTTAAAACATAAAAAGTTAAATTAGGTTTACCTAAAAGTTTATGTTTCCGGTAAGGTATTCTTATTTCTTCCCAAGATAAAGGCCATTCTTCTTTCCAAGAAAACTTTATCTCTACTTCTGAGTTATGAGTAACACCATTTTTTTCTGTGACTATATCACAGCTATAAGTTTCTTTTATATTAGTTAAAGTGTGACCCTTCTTTATAAGCAGATTAGATATAACATCTTTACCTTTTGTATCTGCTTTAATGTATAAACTTCTATCGAATGCTTTGTAAGCTCCACCATCAATCATGCCCGTCTTCATTTCCCTTAGAAACATAGCTTACTAAAGGTTTGATTTTTGCTTTGCTGACTTTAGAAGGTTCTTCTTTTAATCTGTCACCCCAACAAGTATATTTAAAACTACAAAATTTACACTCACTGGCTAACACATAACGGCCTGTTTCTTGGTTATAAAAAGTTTCTTTAACAGGACTATAACAGCGTTTGAATGGACCTTTTAAAAATTCAACAGTATTTTCTAACCTTTTAGTAACTTCATCGGGATTGCTAGTATATTTTATATACTTAAACTCCCCGGTAGAATGATTAACTACCCACCATCCACCGGGTTGAACTCCTTTTCCTTTTGCATAAATAGTTAGTTGTCCAACGTAACCAAATGGATCGCTACTTTCTACTGTGTCACCATCAATCCATTTGTTTTTGTAAGACCAAGGGCTTGCTGATTTAATATCATCAACTCTCCCATCAATTATAAGATCATACTCCCCTTGTATCTTTTCTCCTGCTATATCTACTTCAACTTTTTCTGGCTGTTCAAACACAACGCCAGCTTCTTTTAGCACTCCTTTAAAAACAGCTTCTGTAATATCACCTATCAACATTCTCATTAAAAAATGTGAAGGCAAGGGAAGAGCAGCTTCTGGATTATTTTTTTGAAACCAGAGTTGGCAAGGAGCTTTGCCTATGTTACTAGCACGTAGACGAAATTTTTCATTTGATATTTTACTATTAAACTGCTTGCCTAATGAATCTTTTACGTGTTCAACAACAGATTGTATAGTTGTTTCAGACATACTTTTAGGTATGTCTTTACAACTTTCTATGTAAGAATGTACGAGCAACTCCGCAGAGTGTTCCATATTTACACAGCTTCCTCCACCGTTATAAATGAATCAATAATATTTTTATCTTCATCATCTATATTGTTTTTACTGCCAGAGTTTTTATCGTAACTATCCTTTATATATTTATTGTAGTTGTCTACCCAACTTTGAAACTTACTAAGGTAATCATTATCTTCTGGTTTAAGAGCGATACTCTTTGTAAAATCTATATTAAAGGCTGGTTGATATAACATGTTACCATTTGTCATAGGAGAGCCTTCGGTATAAAGATCTATAAGATGTTGTGGAAACAGTCTATTAGAATCTCCATACTTAGATAAGGCTTGACCCATTATTTTAAATGCAGTGTTATTCTCAATCTCCCATATTACAGGCACGGTTGTTCCTTCCTCTGAAACAATTTCACCGGAACTATCCATTGCACCTTCGAGAGTAACTGTTCCAAAAATACTTCTTACTCTCTTAACAGAGGTAATAAGTTTCTTCGTAGACTCAGGAAGTTCCTTCCAATTAGAGATATATCCTGACTGTCTACCACAATTAAATCCTCCTGACTCATCCATCAAATCAGTGTTGTTAAATTTTTTATAATCAGTAACAAAAATAGACTTTACGTATTTACCTTTTCTACCTTCTTTATCAGGTGTGGGATAAGGAACCCAACGACTGTATCTAAAGCGTTGTAAAAAAGGTCTAAGCTGAATACTTTCACAATAATGAAACTTACCTTCCCCGTAGTCAAACCTGTAAGTCCCTCCCGGCACTACTTCCATTTGACGAACTTTGCCAGATTTTTCAATACTTCCCATTACTGGTCTGTTCCAAATGCGTAGTCTGGTTAGCGTATCCATGGGTGCAACGGTCTTGCCGCTGGTTTCGATACCCATCATACTTGCAATCAAACTATAGTCAGCATTGTCTAGAGAAACTACTTCATTTTGCATATTCAAACCTTTCTTTTATTAAAAGTCTCACCATTATATTTATTTATAAAACTTTGTCAAACTAATTCTTGTAAATCCATCCAGTTCTTACCTATCTTACTCTCTAAAATAAGAGGGATAGAAAAGTCAACCTCAAAAGTATATAAAAAAGATTCTCTAAGAATTTTTTCTACCTCCTCAACAGTATTTTTTACAGCTTCAACCTCACTAGGATGGACATCTATAACTATACTGTCGTGAACAGTGTTTACTATTACACTTTTTAAATCATTTCTTCTCATTAGTTTTTCAGTTAGTAACAAAGTTAATTGCACTACATCTGTTGAAATAGATTGTACTGGATAATTTTTAACAGCAGTGAAATGTGTGATCCCACCACCATTTCTACGCTCTGCGTTTGGAAAAGCAAACTGCCTACCAGTGGCAGTTGTAACCATGCCAGTTGACATAACTTCATTAGCTAACTTTGAATGCCATTTGGCAATCCCTCCATACTTTTTTGTAAACTGTTGATAATACATGGCCTCTGATCTACTCCTACCAAATCCTGTAGCACCGAAGAGTGGAGCAAAGGTATGAGCTTTAGCTTCTTGCCGACTAATTATTTGACCAGAATCTGTAATAACTTTAGCAGTATAACTATGTACATCAAACCCAGTTTCAATTTCTTGTTTAGCCACTTCATCATCACTTAAAAATGCAGCGGCTCTAAATTCTAGTTGAGCAAAGTCAGCCTCTAATATAGATCCTTCAGGCCAACGAGATCTAAAAACTTTCTTTATAGGAAAGGTATTACCACGGGGCATGTTCTGTAAGTTAGGAGAGTCAGAGCTTAATCTGCCTGTCGATGTTCTATGCTGAACCAATCTTACATGTAGCTTGCCATCAGACTTAGTAAATAAATTTATACCATCCACAAAAGCAGATATATAAGTATCTAGTGCAGAGAGTCTTCTTACTTTATACAAAAAACTTTCTGCATCTTGCATACCTTTCCGTTTCGCAGTCTCCTCTAAGATTTCTATGTTAGTTTTACTTGTACTAAATCCATGGTTGGCAACCCAACTAGCTGAAGGTGCAGAGAATTTTAACCCTGCTATTTTATTAGTATCTACATAAACAATACCTGCTTTGTTACAGACAGAACAAATTCTTTTAGCTTTACCTACCGTGCCATCTTTCTTTCTAGCTAGAGTATAACCCACGCCTAAACATTCTTTACACTGAATGGCTCTGGTTTTATATACTACTTCAGAGTTTTTCTCTACTTGATTCTTGAAGTCTTTATTATTCATATACTTTGAAAAGCTAGCAGACCAAGTAGATTTATCTGTGGGTTTTCTGCTGTACACCACCATACTTAATTGCTCTGGTGAAGATAAATTTATAGGAGTATCTCCCATCAATTCACTTACCTGTTTATCAAGCTCTCTTCTAATAGTATTCTGTTCTAGCTTGAACTCCATACGAACTGTGTCTAACTGTTTTTTATCTACGGTAAAGCCTCGACAATATATTTTAGACAACAAAACACACAGATCGTTTGTGAGTTCAATTATGTGGTGCAAACATTTATAGTCTCCATACATTTTAATTCTAAGTTTATTAGAGAGTTCTTGTGTGGCCCTTACGTCAGCCATACAATATTCTAATAGAGAATCTCCCTCGATCTCATCTACTGATAGACCCTGATCGAAGCTATCCTTTAACGTAGACATCTTCTGATTGTCTAACTCATATCTCTCCGCAACAGCTTGAAGTGATAGGGGTTGTTTAACACCACGTTGAAATAAATATTCAACTAGCATAGTATCAAATACAGGGCCATCATATTTAAAGCCTGTTTCCCATAACCAAGTCAGTTCATGTTGTGCATTATGGCATATTAGAATTGTAGCGTTATCTAACAAAGACTGTAACAAAGAATGAGCATTGTCTGTGCTATGAGTGCAATGATTAAACCAGAAAGAATGTTCTTGACCAGTGTCTGTTTTAGCACAAACCAAAACTAATTGATTACCTTCTGTAAAAGGATCAAGCATGAGTTTACCTGTTGGTAATCTCTGCACTGTGTTTTCTATATCTATAGTTAACTTCACACTTACCTCTCTATGCGCTGTACGTAGCAGTTTCAGGATTAAGTAGAGTTAAAACTTTACCGTGTCTACCTGTCAGTTTATTTTTTAAAACTAACCAATGTCTCTCTGGACTGTCATCTTCATACTGACCTTCAACCATGGGAGGTTTTGTAATACAAAATAAAATGTCAGCTTCACTAGCCTTACCTGTTCTACTGCCCTCTAACATTGACATGTTAACAAAGACTTTACCTTCGGCTTCAGCAGACAATTGAGACATTGCAAAGAGCACACACCCGTACTGTTTTGCTATGATTCTAAATCTAATGTACGCTGCTTTGAGTTGCTCATGGTGTGCTGTATACTTACCTTCTGGATTAAACTTATCTGCCATGTCAGCTACAACTATATCTGGCTGGTAAGCTTTGATTGCTCTCTCTACACGGTCAAGATCCCAACCTGTGGCATCAGTAATTTTAAGCCTATCTTTGATTGGAGTGAATAATTCCTCTGCACGTTTTCTGTTTTTAACTATTTCTTTAATGGTCATACCACAGGCGGCAGTGAGATATCGTGAGGACACTCTACTAGTTGCCTCTTCGTTTGCAAGCACCATAACTTTTGCACCTTGGTGGGCAAATCCTCCGGGGCCAGCGGAAAGGTATGCATGACTAGAAGTTTTTCCTGTGTTTGGTCTAGCCGCACCTACAACTATTTGACCTGAATTAACACCGGGAACTAATTGAGAAAGAGAAGGTATATTTATCTTCCATTTAAATTGTAATTCATTTTGTTGTAACAAAGAATCTATATCCATATTTTCAAAGTAAACTTTTAACGAAGGCATAAAATCATCTTCATGCCTATCAACAAAATGTGAAATCTTATGAAGACTAGTGACCTCACCATTCGACATTTTAAAAGCTATGTCCATTAGTTCATTAGCGGCATCCTCTCGATTAAGTTCACGTAAAACATTCTGTGCTACATCATCATTTAACGTATCTGCATTGTCTATTTTACGAAAGATACTCTCATACAAATCTTTTTGTGAGGTAGTCAAAGAAGTATTCTTTGTAAAAAATAATGCTTCTATATCAGATGGACCTATTTTATTTTCGTAATCAGACATTGCCTCATCGATCACTTGCTTAATAGACCGTGTCTCCTTACTTCTAAAAATTTTATCTTTCGCTACGTTTTTATTATCATTGTAGAATTCTCTGTTCATTAGCGTTTTTAATAACGCAATCTCCATCTGGGGTTCTCCTAGTATATATAATTTTGTAAAGATATAATATCTAAGTAAGTTCTATATTTCAAGTCATCCTTTAATTTTACAGCATGTACCTTAGATCTAGATAAGTTACCTCGCAACTGCCTAGTAAACTCAATTGTTTTTTTAACTGCATCAGGATCAAGTGCAACTAAAATAGTAGAATACTTTTCTAACTCTTTAATATGATTTGATAACAAAGCTGTACCAAGCAGAGCAACGCCTGTAAAATTTTTATTTAATGTAGATACTACCGCCGCTGATATGCAATCCTCTACAACAACCGCTATACTACCTTCGCCTACTACATAAGGATACCCAGAGTTACCATATCTTTTCCACTTAGGAATAGTTTTTCTATTAACAGCTCTCCCTGTCGCATCCACTATGGCGGCTTCATGTAAAATAGGAAATACTATTCTATCTTCTTTAACATCATAGAGAATATCAATATCAGGTATATCATACTGTTCTGCCCACTTTGAAGTAATATCTATTTTGTATAGTACACTACTAGGTAATATAAAATTTTTACTTAAAGTTTCTTTTTTATCTTTACGTATCTTAGCGTCATTAACTGTAAAAGTATAAGACGATGTTCCTCTTAAAAAACAATTTAATTTGTAGCAATTGTACAGTATACCATCAGTTGTTTTAGTTACAGTAAAAGTATTTTTACCTCCACATTGAGGGCAATCGCCTCGATAACTTTCATCAATTTGCAAACCTAATGAATCAATATACTTACTTATCATTAAGATTAGTATCCAAGCTTTGCCAAGTTTCATCTTCAAGTAAATCAAATTGTCTTTTAGCGGCAGCATTACGAGCTTGCTGAGTGCTGATCCGCACGTAGGGCATCAGACTTTCTCTGCTTTTGTGTCCAGAGTAAGCCATTATTTCTGTATCAGTAGCCCCGTGATTAGCTAAATCGGTTAGGACTGTACGGCGAATGTCCCGTAGCTGTAATCGATCAGGTAAACCTGTATGATTTCTTATATTTCTAAAGACTGTTGTTATGTTCTGTTCACTGTAAGGATCAAGGGTATAAGGATTAGGCACTACCCATTCTTGAAAGTCATAGATATTCTTTTGTTCCAGAAGCATCTTAACCAAGGAATCAGACATGGGTATACCTGCAATGCGTTCATTAGTTTTAAGTATAACTTCTCTTGTATATAATTTTTTCTCTAAGTCATAGTTCTCCCATTTGGATAATCTAATATCCTCTATCCTTTGTCCCAACTCTACATTTATTCTTACTAATAGTCCTACGTTTCTCCATTTAGGTTTACTAAATGCAACTTTTAAAAACGTGGTAAAATCCTCATCTCTCCATACCACATTGCGAGGTGGAGGTTTACTTCTTTCTATGTAAGTCCAAGGATTCTTATCTAACAGATCGTACTTGAGCAGGACATTCCACGCACGAGTTATAACTTGAAGAGCATAGTTAGCAAACCGCTCTCCTCCACTACCCTCTTGAACATTAGTTATCAAAGTCCAGTATACATGTTGGCAAGTGGCAGGAGATAAATCTTTTACAATAATATCTCCTACCTTATGTCCATCTAAAACTAAGTCACATATTCTTTGCAACTGATAAGCATACTGCTGTCTAGTTTTATTAGATCTTATTTTAGTGCAAAACTCTGGAGATTTCTTATACCTTTCTACGACTTCTGAGATTGAGCTTTCTATTAACTTCATCGGGATTGTTCCTTTTCAGGTATTGATCGTGACGTTTTTCTATATCACGCCATTGTTTTAGAGACAATCGTTTAACGACTTTACCAGAACGTACACTAGGATCTCCCTTGTGACTGGTCATGTAAACCCACTTGCGTCCTTCTCGCACATATACAATGCGGAAACCGTTTCCGATTCGAGGTGCTTCATCTCCAAGCACAATGTCATATCTTTTGCCGTACTTCTCCTGCTTTATTTTATCCCAAGTATCCCAAGTAGATATGTCTTTAGTGCTAAAAGAAACACTATCTTCCAACATAATTTTTGGAGAACTCTTCTTCCTGCGAAGGAATTCGGGGATAGTCAATTGGTCCAAGTCCATGATATAATACGTCCTCATATTTAATTGTTATTTCTTCACCTTTAGAGATATCTTTGCAAGTTGTTAGATACCTAGTTTTAACAAAACACTTTCCTTTTTCGCTGTGTCTAGATCCTAGCAGATATTGATCTAGATCCTCATAAAAATTAATGTCTTTCAAGGAAGCCTTCAAAGGAATTTCAATGGTGTGCTTCTCCACTTCACAATTAGGTTTATCACTATGATTTATAAACGCCCCTACAGCAGTACGTAGCCAGCCCAGTATCGGGTGGTAGATATGGGTTATGGCCGAAGGAAAAATTACTATATCTTCTTTAGCAAAGAGTCCTAACCCATCAATAGTAGATGATGCAATAGTAAATTCTTTGGGCAATGCTCTCATCAAAGCTCTCCTTTTTGTCTATTCTGTAACTCACGTATTCGAGTCTTTAACCACCTGTCAACAATCAGATACTCAATGTCATCCTTCAAAGATCGAAGACCAAGATTCTCTCTCTCTGAAATTAACATGTGTAACACGTTCTGCTCTGCGTTACTTAACATAGTTTGATATAAACATTAAAGCCACACATAACAATAACACAACTACAGCGCATCGTGTTGTCCACTTTTCCATCTTGCTTATTCTCACAGTACTAGATTTTTTATAATAATTCATCACTCATGTTCTCCATTATATTTACGACCTAGACCTGCAAACACATTTGGTTTTCTTTTTGCTGTTTCAAAGGTGATTACAGTAACACAAATAGTAGCTATCAAAATCACGTGAGCTACAATAGATATACCAAACACTACCCACGATCCTATATAAAATGAAAACACAATGCACCACATCCAAGCCAGTAACTGCATCACTAAATGTCGCACAGCCGTATCAGGTATGTGTTTTAATGGATTAATTTTATTATCCATCACAGCAAACCAAGAAGTATGTATAAATTTTAACATTGTATACTCTCTCTCTAACTAAACATAATCACTTTTTTTAACGCATAATATCTTGTTTACAGAAGAACCAGAAATATTTCTGTAATAATACTTTGCATAGTCTTTTAAATCCTGTTCGTTAATTTTCACATGCTGAATACATTCTTCTAAACTTGTAAACACTAAAGGTTTACCATAATAAGTATCAACCTTTAGCATTGAACCATCATCATCCGCAGGATTTAAAAATAACATGGTGATTAAAATTATATATTGCATTGAGAATCTCCTTTTAAAAAGTAATGGCAGGTACACAGGTGGAGAACAAAAACCTATGCACCTGCCATCACATGAGCGACAGGTTACGCAGCTAATCGCTGCTCGAAGTCATCATATTTAATGAGCTTCTTAAACGCAGAGCCTCGCACCAAAGACTGTACATTTTGCTCCTGTCGCAACCGCACGTTTCCTATCTCAGCCCCCCGTAGGCTGTCATTGTCAACGTGCGTAGCGTAATGAGTTAAAGCATTATAAAATGCATACCCATTTTTACCAATTGTAGAACTGTAATTATCCCACAGTCCCATCATACGCCCCAACCACTTGTCGTTAACCTTAATCTTAGTCTTTGTCTTAGTTACACACAGCTTTGTAGCCATAAAGTTTTGTACTGTGTCTCGCTCCATAGGCACTCGCCGCATGTGGTTAAAGAGATGAGCGTCATTCTCTAAAATAGAAGGCCAAGCACTCGCTACTTTACCTATTTTCTCAGGCTCAGTGCTCATAGTGTGCTTAAATCTAACTGATGTATTTTCGGCCATTCGAGATTGCCCATTGAGACACGCCAACCTATTAATGCAAGCAGCTAAATGATATTTCAAAGATCCATCTACACTATTACCTATGGTAAAATTAATAGCAGTCTTCTCTCCTACAATATGACTATAGTCATATGCTTTCAAAGTAATGTCAGCAATCATACGAGCACCATTGTTCATAATACTCCACTTGATCTCTGCATCTTTAAGGTCAAGACCTGATTCTTCTAACCCCTCGACAAGCGGTTCCCATAAAGAGGAATAAGGTTGAGGAGTATATCGAGATTTAACTATACCAAGAACCTCGTTGGTATCATCTCTTACTATCTTTTGTCCTATAGAAGTAGGTAATCTTACACCGTTATGTTCAATAGGCATAAGAACAGGATTGAATTTAAGAGCTTCGGGTAGTGCGAATGTGTTTAACATTTTGTATTCTCCTTTAATTAATGATTATGTTCTACCATGTACTGTTTCACATTGTCAACTTAATTTTCTTTCAAGTAAGTGTGTCCATTTAATTTTATAGTTACTCTCATGTCTTTTGCCCATGAAGGTGTGACTTTATCGTGAGCATAATAATGAGTAGCACCATTGACTATGTCTTCACCCCAGCCACTGTGAGTTAGGTAAGCGGCAATCACTGAGTCTTCAAAGCCATCTTCCATGTCGTAGATCAGATCCGATCTACCGTCACAAAACCAACTAAACTGACACCGATTTCTCTTTGGATAGTATTCACGTTCCATCTCAGTTAGTGTTGGATCTTTTCTTGTTTTCCATGACTCAACGATTGGACCTTGAGTTACGACATCACAAGCAGTTTCAGGATAATCAAAGCTATCTACCCTATTCATTACCACTTGAGTAGTCGCAAGTTTATCGTCAAAGCCCTCTCCTCTAGCTTCATGGTAAGCATTTATAGCTAAACAATATATCTCATTATAATCTTCTAAATAATAATCCTCCTCTAAATTTGTTAAGCCAGTTACTATATTAATTAATACAGAAATAGTTACCAAAGATACTTCAAGCATAAGTACCACCTCCTCCATCACGTTTTTGTTCAGGTTTCTTTTTCTCTGTCTTAGGTTTAATCTTTTTACGTAGCTCTCCTCTCTTTCTAATATAGTACTTTGAAATATTCACAATAGATTTAACAGGGCGTACTACATCTATCATTCTATTCTCTCTTGTTCATAAAGGACTATGGCTATCAGGGCGTAGTTTGCCATGTCGAGCAATGTATCTTTAATACTTTCATCTTTAACCTGTAACTTTTCTCTCTTTGCAAACTGCATGATGCGACTAAACTTGTCGCCAAGTCTAACGCAACAGCCTTTCCAAGAGGGTATACCAGCCATCTCGCAGGTTCTAAAGTTTGCAAAGACATCTTCTTCACTGGCATAGTCATGCCTTTTAATATCATGCAGGGCTTTCATGCTGTCCAACAATTCGTAGAACCTTTCACTCTGATCTTTCATTTTACTATTCCTTTCTTAATTCAGCCCAGGACACAGGAAATAATTCTCTCGCATGTTTGTCTATTTTCCATGCTATTTCTTGTGTCTCTTTTTGTGCATCAGCTTTGCATCTTTGATTACACACTCTACTAAATGCAAACAATGATCCAGACCAATACCACTCTGTCATCATTGACATAGGTAAAATCATTCTGGCTTGTTCAGGACATACACCTAGCTTTAATAAATGTTTGTACGTTTTTACAGTAGAAGATATTTGTATTTGATAAGGATCTAGCATTCTACGTCCTGAATCATAAGGAGGATTTATATCTATCTCCTCGTCAGAGGAACCCTGCTTCTTGTTATCTGCTTTAGCTCTCCATGTATCAGGTACATAAAACTCTGGCTCACTGTCTACATATCTTCGAGATATCTCATTCCATGCCAAGCCCACTTGATGCTTCACAAGTTGTCTTGCTACAAAAACCGGAGCCTTTAATCTAAACTGCATAGAAGCATGGGCAAAGGGACTCCAATGCCCATGCTTTGCAAGATATTTTATGAGCCGTGTATCTTTATCTGTATCAAAAGTTTCATGTACTTTATCAAAAGATACTCTTGCTGAATTAACTACAGACAGATCACTGCCCATGTGTGTAATTAATTTTACCAGCATCTCAACCATTTAGATACTCCTCTATAGTTTTTTTCACAACTGTAGGGTCATACCCTATGCGAATAAGATTATCACTAAGTTGCTCAGTGCTATGCTTTCCATACTTCCAAAGAGTGATATACTGATTTACTTTTCTGTCCCAAAATTCGTCTGCGGATACTACTATGCTCATGCTATCTCTCCTTTCTTACTTCGGCTGTGGTTTCGATCCATACTTGTGCTCCACATGATAGTGGCTTGTGAGGTCTATATACTATTCGGCATGGCCCATCTACATATATTTCATGGGCATATGTATTGCTGTTAGACGTTTTACAAGTAAGCACTGGTGAAGGATCTTGATCTGGATATTTACGGTTTTTTTTGATAACGTGTTGGTTTACGTGTATGCGCTTGATAGTCATATTATTTCTCCTTTTTTGGTACACTTTCATCAGCCATCCGAATGAGAAAAGCTATCTGTTCTTTGAATATATTTATTTGATCTTCTATTTTTTGTAGTCTAAGATCTTGATCTGTTTTATAGTTCATCTCTGTGGATGACCAGCTTTTGTACTTTGTTTTAAGCATTCTATTCCTCTTTAATTACAGCTTTGTTGGTACACTCATCACACCGGGGCAGTCGAGAGTTTTCTATTTTTCCTTTGTCCTTTTCTATTCGCAAGCCCCACGTTTTCATAGCATAACAGCAAGCACATAGGTAGTATGTCATCTTAGTTCTCCTATGATATTTTCTCACACTCTTTCAAGTGGTCTTCTATGTCTTTACAGATAGCATCTGCTTTTTCTTCAATGTGTACGTTAAGAAATTCATCTTCTTCATTTAATTTTGTTAGATATCTAATGCACCACAAAGCACTTCGTAAGAGTTCTTCAGACTCACAATTTGTGATGGAGATATCGTCATACATTCTTCTGACTTTTTCAGGATCAGCAGGTTGTTTATGCTCAATCAAATCTAAGATATCTTTATACGTGTACTGTAGAAGACCAATTGAAGTAAGTAAGTGTTTATTATTCTCAGTCATTTTAGTTCTCCTCTGTATCAAAAAATGCATCGATATCATCACATATTTCTTGAGCACTGGACACACTTAAATCGTCGTTACGAACAGAAAAGTTGGTGAGCATACCTCGATCTATGAGATGTTGTAGATAGTTCTTGGTATCTTTTAATATAGTTTCAGCTTCTATGAATCTAGTCGCATCAGCCACTTGTTTGTCTCTCAAAAGACTCTGTATTAATCTGTAAGTATAGCCATTAACTACTTCATCTTGATCTAAATCATCACTTCTCTCAGTCATTTTAGTTCTCCTTTATCTTTTACCGTTACGGTAGACACCCGACCAATGGAAATTCTTTGAACCATCCCTGTTGTAATTGACCCACGTTCCTTCTCGTTTACCGTTTGTGTAGTTACCTTTCTCCAATAACTGACCGTTGTCGTGGTAATCGACCCACGTTCCTTCTGGTTCACCGCTCTTGATGTTACCCTTTGCTTTTAACTGACCGTTTGAGTAGTAATGGACCCACGTTCCTTCTGGTTTACCATTCTTCCAGTTACCCTTGGAACTCAACTGCCCGTTGTCGTGGTAACGAACCCACGTTCCTTCTTTCTTATTGTTCTTGTAGTTACCCTTTAAACCTAACTGACCGTTGTCGTAGTAAAATTCAAATTCTTCAGTCATTTTAGTTCTCCTCTTTCAATAGGTTACGTTTAGCCATCTCTATCTTTACCGCTCGATATAAGAGAGATTTCTTATTGTGTTGCCTTTGCAACAACATACCTTGCAGTTCTCCATCACTGTAGTTGGGGAGTATTGTTTCAACAATAAGTTTTAATGGTGCAGATAGTTGTGACATTTTAGTTCTCCTTTATTTTTTACCGTTACTGTAGTCACCCTTGTACCATAACTGACCGTTGTCGTAGTAATAGACCCACTTTCCCTCTCTCTTATCTTTCTTGTATTTACCCTTTTCATCTAACTGACCGTTGTAATTGTAATGGACCCACTCTCCTTCTTTCTTACCCTTCGTGTAGTTACCCTTTGAATCTAACTGACCGTTGTCGAAGTAATAAACCCACTCTCCTTCTTCCTTACCGTTCTTGTAGTTACCCTCGGAACTCACCTGACCGTTCGTCCAGTATTCGACCCACGTTCCTTCTTCCTTACCGTTCTTGAGGTTACCCTTTCTCCATAACTGACCGTTGTCGTAGTAACTAACCCATTCTTCAGTCATTTTAGTTCTCCTTTATTGTGTTAAGTGCAACCATTGCACCTATTCAAACTATTAAATACGGGTGACCTTTATGCAATACGTCAAACGAATCTCTAACAACGGATACATTAGTTGACGGGTAGTAATCATCATTTTCTCTGATGTAAACCGTCACATCATCGTTGAGTTGTTCAGTGCTTAACGTGTTGAGGTATTGCCTTAAATCCTCGTAAGTCATTTTAGTTCTCCTTTTTATCTCATTGATACAGTTGTATTAATTAAATGGTGCATAAAGTACCTTGATTGCATCTAATTGTTGGTTAATTAATTTTTCAGCCCTCCATTCATGGTGTAAAGACGTTGCTGAAAACATTTCTACTGTGTCATCTGTGGAGAAATACTGGCAGTCCTCCTCACTCTGCATATAGTCCATAGCCGCATCAAGAATATTTGGTGCATTCTCATAAGTATAATACTCATGGTGATGCTCAGTGGAAATTTCTACCATTCTTTTAGATGGCGAGCTATACAAAACTTGCCATGCCTCAAGGCCATAATGATCGTCAATATA